TATTTTTCTTTCCATAAGTTCATGAAATCTTTATAGACACATGGTAGTGCAAAGATAAGGACAAACGTCTCAACAATCAACTTTATTAATTGTCCGGTTCCTATATCAATCCATTCTGTTTTTATTATAATTCATTTTGGCTTCAATGAGTGAATCAATGTCACATTTGAAATGATGTAGTGTACTTAGGGCAACAATGATTACATCTGCCAGTTCTTCTTCTACATCTAAATACTCTTTAATATGTGGAGA